TGCTATATTTGAATATTGTTCTAAGAGTAAAGTTTGCTTGTAAACGTTTACAAAATTTCCTCTAATAAAATAAACCCCATCTGAAACAGTAACCGAGGATGCGACAGAATTACAATTGCTTGTTATAGTTGCCGCGATTGTTTCGCCTTCGGTAAGAACTACAGTTTCTCCAGTTGAAATGGTTACATTTGCAGATGTTTCTAAAGTAATTTCTTCGTCATCGGCAAAAAGTTCTACGATACCATTGGTGGAATCTGAGCCAATATATTTAATATACAGTGAAGCGTTGCCTCTTATCGACTCGTCTTGTGTTTTAATTAATATAACCGTAGCTCTAATGCCGCTAGTCTTACCTTTGATAGTCTTACCAATTAAAAGCGGAATATATGATGATACTGAGATTCCGTTATAAGAATTTTGGAGTTCTACTACATGAAGATTGTCATCGTAATCAATATTGCCGGGAATTACAATTGAACCTTCTTTAAAGATATGACTCCCGAATTTTTCAATTTGGTTCTGTAGAATTGACTGCAGGTTATTAACTTCTCTTGCCTGGACAGGTTTTGACGGCTTAAAAAGTACCCGATGATAATTATCTTTAGGATTAAAGTCGTCGTTATATGGATTAATATTTAAATTCGTTTCCTGGGGCATTTGGAGTTAGAATAGCAAAATTACTTTAACGTCTTCTTGTTGGTTAACTGATCTAGGTGTAGATGGTCTGTTATCAACGTGAATAATATCTCCAGAATATTTCTTTACTTCGGGATTTGATAATCCATTTGTAAAGCTTTGCCCTAGATAATTATTATTTATTGTATTGTAATCGCCGTTAAAGGTAATATCAATAGGGACAACATTTCCCCTGCAAAATAAATTCAAGGAGCCTCCGGTTGCCGGGACGTTCGTGAAATCATTCACATTAAACCCATATGTTGGAGAGGGATTTTGGGTTCCATTGGTATTAAACCCAACAATAGAGCGATCTTGCCAGTATTTTAAGACATTATTAGTATAATCAAATGCCGCAACTCGTCCAACCGCAGTGGCGCCAATTCCAATAGTTTGAGTAAATGTTGCATTTGCCGGGAAAGTATTAGAATTGTGATTAGATCCTGAGACCTTAATTGCATAAAGCGCACTTGCTCTATCTACATTTAATAGTGTGGAAGATCCATTAGTTTGAGCATTTTTTACGATACCAAATCTTGCGGTCTGGTTTCCTACAATAAAATCTGGATTTAAGGTGTCGTTTTCAAATCTAGTATATAGAATGACTCTTGTGGAGCCTAATTCTCTGTAGATGTCATAACCATGACCACCTTTTGGCGGAATAATTACATTAAATAATGGGGCAGTTGTTCCAACTTGAATATTAGCAGAACTTAAATCAACAGTTCCATATGTATATCCAGATCCACCTTTCGTTACGGTAATAGAATCAACTTTTGAATCATTATTTATCACAATTGTAGCTTCGGCTCCAGTGCCATCGCCTTTAATTTGAACCTTAGTGATAGCAGTGTTCGGAGTTCCTACTGCAACACCCCTATTGGTAATTGTAACAACTTTTAGTTGACCGCTATTCGTGGCATTATTTCTTAATGATGAATATTCTGAATTTGTTTCCCAATCTAAAGGAACTGGAATATAATTTGTGGTTACAAACTTAATAATGTCGCTAGGTTTAATCGTGTAGAGATATTTCCAAATATAACCATCAGCCCCATCACCAGCACCTCTTGGCTCTAAATCTATAAAAGTTGGTTCATTCAGGGAGGGTCTTCCATTGGGATTTTCAGGATCGGTGCCATTAAACAGACAAATGTAAACTTTATAATCATCATTAACAACATAATAGTTTGATGAATATAGTGATGTTGCACCCGAAGGTTTGGAGACATTTGTTCTGGTAATATCATTACGATACATATCATAAGTCGTGCCAGAAGTCCAAGATGATCTTTTAACCGCAAGTCTGGCATTATTAGCGGTAATTTTCTTAAGAGCAATCATTGTATCCCAATAATCGTTCTCTTGGTCAAAGCTATCTTTCGGAGCTGGAGGATTTGTATTCCAATCAGATTGATAATCTGTCGCATTAGGTAGACCAATAAAAGTATAATATGTATCTTTACCGGTAGACACCGAATCTACAAAATTCTTTGCTAGAGATATTCTATGTTGTTCTGTAATTATTGCAGACATATTATTCTTTTTAGCTATTTATGTGTAATTTTTAGATTTCAAAGGATTAATACGTTTCACTATAGGTGAGGTATTTATTCCAGAAATTCCATTATTGTAGACAGTAAACTGATTTGTGATTCCATTTGGTATTGTAATTCTACCCCAACTATAGGTGCCATAGAAACTTGTTGAACCGAGACCGATAATGTTGTTATTATCCACCGAGGTAGTAACCCTAACGATAGCTGTAATTCCAATACCAGAAACAAATGTGCTGGCAGCAGATACAGATGCAACTCTGTAAACGTTATCAAGATAAGAGGTGCCGATTGAAATTAGGGCGCCTGTCTCATCTAGAGAGGTAATACCATTACCAAGATAAGAGTTTTTAACTGCAAAATAATAGCCGGTTTGAATACCACTAACTGTAATTGCAGAACCGACAATATTAGAGTCTCTTAAAAAGGAATCTTGGGGAATATAAAGATTAAATATAAGAGCTGTTGATGCAATTCCAACGGAAGTTTTTCCTATGCCAGAAATTAGGCCAAAATCGCCCTCGAAATTGCTTGCGGTAACATCTTCAAAAATGCCTCTAGGTGGTTCAATTAAAGCATTTGGTGGAGAGGTAAACGTGTATCCGGCACCAGGAGAGTTTATCGTGATTGAACTTATAGAACCCGAAGAAACCGATGCGGTAGCATATGCTCTCGCAGTAGTTGTCATACCAACTGGAATTGGAAACGAAATTTCCGGAGGAGAGATATAGCCGGCACCTCTATCAACAATTGTTATAGAACTAATCGAGCCGGAATTTGATACTGTTGCGGTGGTTATAGCAACTCTAACTTGATCTTGAGATACAATTCTTAATTCATTTCCGTAATTTTGAACGGTATTTTCCCTCACGTTGTCAAAAATTGTCTTAACATTTTCAACAAATAGTACACTCGTATTAATTCCAGCCGTCTTAATAAGATTCGTGGAAGGTTCTATAATTTCTCCATAAATCTCTCTATTTTTCGCGATTTCAGTTTGATTAATGAAGAGATCTTCGGTTTGCATTCTCCATCTAAGGGGTCTAATATATGATTCATCCTCGGAGACGCCTGGACCAGTATAAGCAATCGTATTAACCGTATCGGAGGATAATACTGCCGAAACTAGCCTATCAGTTTGGTCATAGTTAAAATCGTCTTGTAAGCGGACTAAATCGCCAGGTTTTATTGTCTCTAAAACATCAACATCAGTTACATCAGTTTCCCCGGTTCCACGATAGAATAAAATTGAACAAGTATAATCTTCTTTGGGGGCTTCACTGAAAGTTAGGAAACTACTACCGGTAATATTATAGCCTTCTCCTGGATTTTGAAGAATGCCATTTACGAATACCAAGAATATATTGTTGATGTCAATCAACGAACCAAAGTTAGTTCTGATACTTTTCAATTCATTATCAATTTTAATCGGGAAAGATCTCCTGGAACCATCAAATAATTCTTCAATTGAGTCTATGAACTGCAATTCACCAAATGACCAACCTGAGAATTTATTATTGTAAATTTCGTCCACCGAAATCTTAAAGTCTGAATATTGTGAGCCAGCGGCTGGTGCATCTTCAGTGGTTACTATAGTGATAATGCCACCACTAGTTTGCACAAAGGGGCTTGTCGTAACGTTTGTGAAGGCCGTGTATTGAAGTGTGCCCGGAATTCCAGAAGCACCAAAAACGATATTATAGATACCACTAGATAAAGTATTTTGATTTCCAGATATGGAATTTCCCGATGTGGAATTTGGCGATTCATTGATGTACTGCCCCACACCCGTATTATTTTGGCTTAATAATGAGACGGCGTTTGCGGGTCCACAGAAACTAGAAGTACCATCAAGATAGAATGAACCAAAATTTAAATCTAGTCTATTGACCCAGTTTCTTACTGTTGCAGAACCTGAGCCCCCGCCAGTTGTGCTGGATGATGCAGTGTTAAAATAATAATCAAATCGCTGCTGATTTGTGGTGCTAGTGCTCTGACTCACAGGACGCCAATTTCCGGCGGGGGCATAGCTACCGACCAAACCTTGGTAGATAAAGTTTCTTAAGTTTGGAATTACGCCCGTAGCCATTGCCCCACCAGAAGGATTATATTGCATTGGCCTGGGATTGCTGATTGCGTCTGGTACAGGCACGTTGGTTGCAGATGTGGCAGTAAAGGTGAATGTGATGGCACTGCCGACTTGTGGGGGTGGAATTGTTACAGTAGGTATTCCCACAGTACCACCAATAGCCACAGTTAAAATATCACCTTTTTTATAGCCAAACCCGCGATTGACTATTTCAACATCTATTACACTGGAATTAATCCCCACTGTTAGATTAGCCCTGGCGCCCGTTCCAATTCCAGAAGACAATAGTGGTATATTTGAATATGTAAGTGGTGCATCAAATGTTATGGTTGGGGGATTCGTAAAAGTATAACCAACACCTGGGTTAGTTAAATTGACTGAAACCACTCTGCCATTTAAAATGGAGGCTATACCGATATTCTGAAAAGTTGATAGTCCAGCGGTTGGAGAATATGCACTTACATTTACAGTTTGTAGACCTGATCTATAGCCGGAACCTGCATTATTTACGGTTATAGATGTAATTGTGCCGGCCATTGAAACGTTGGCTGTGCCGCCTGCGGAAACTAATGGTTGAAACCCGAAACCCGGCGTAAAGCCTATGGAGACAATTACTCCTCCTACGGGTAGCCCTGACCCATTTACATCATTCGTTTGTGTTGCAGGGGCTCCTAGGAACCTTATAGAAGAGATTCCGGCGGTTTGTGAAATGGTGTAACTGTTATATGCCCGGTTGAATCCGGTTAATTCTGATGGTGCCTGGAAAACCTCATTGAGTAGTATGGTTCCATTATTGGTCGCAATTCCCGTGATATTTTGAGAATTACTTTTTAAAGTAAAAGATCGGA